CAATGAGTTGATATGGTCCTCCGTTATATAACCATTCGTCGATGGTTGCAGCTTCCCAGATTGGGTAGAAGTGAAGACCGATTGCGTTAGATGACGGGACGACTGCCCCTGAGATGATGTTGTTGCCATAGAGTAGAGAGCCTGCGACGGGTTCGCGTATGCCATCTATGTCTACTGGAGGAGCCGCAATAAACGCAAGTATGAATGCTGTTGTTGCTGTTAATAGTGCAGGGATCATTAGGACACCGAACCAACCGAGATATATACGGTTGTCGGTACTAGTAACCCAGTCACAAAAACTCTGCCAGTTATTAGATGGTTTTGTTAATGTTACTGTAGTTGCCATTTAAAAAATGCCAGGAATAATTTGTCCAGTTATTATGTATGAACCAAGTGCAGCCACAAAACCTAGCATAGCTAGTTGACCATTTACACGCTCAGCGTTATCAAAATAGTCTGATTCGATTACCTGTACTTGTGGTTCAGTAGCGAATCTGTTTTGGCGGTTGCCTGGTTCAGTTGTAGTTGTCATTAATAGATAAGAATAAAAGTACGTGTGGGAGATGACGATCTTTCGGGTCTCCGCTACGTTATCCTTAATTTATCTGATTTCTTATCTGATTTCTTCTTTACCGTTTTCCATCCGTTAGGTGTTAATATTTGCCACAACCCTTTTGTCCCTCCAGTATATTCTTTAGTACCAAAAGGACGGAATCGTGTTGTACCGTCTGGACCTAACCCACGTACTCCAGTTTTTGTACCCATTAGAATTTCACGTTATCAGAACGATCTAGTTTTTCAATTATGTCTTGTCTATAAGCAGGATCGTCATCGTAACGAGGATCACTCATAGCACGTACTAATTCTTGTTGACTTCTGAATACATCTCCAGAAGATTTAGGTGCTTTACCAGTATACATTTTACCTTCAAATCCATTTGCTGTTTCGTACTGAGCTTTTAAACCTGAGACTGCTAACTGAATAGCACCTACATTACCAGTACCTATAAGTTCATCAAAGGATTGTATCTCATCTTTAGATAAATTCTGACCAGCCCATCCAACAATCTTATTATATTCAGCTTCGCCTCCAACAGAGTTACGAACTGAATCTATTTGCCTATTGGTTAAGTCTGCATTAGCATACCCTGATTCAGCTCTACGTCCGTCTAGGTATGCATCAACAGTTTGTCTAGCTAAGCCAGCTTTTTCTAATTGAGTATAATGTGCTTCAGTAATTTCACCATTGTTATCATGGAAATGCTTACTGATAGCCCAAGGATCTACTTCTGAGTTCTTAAATATTTCTCCTAACTGTTCACCATACTCTCTATTAACTGAGTCATAATTAACATTACCATCGTTCAGGTAAAAGTCTTGAGAATCTTCTGAAGTTTCTTTCGTTTCTTCTGATACTTCATTGGATTCTTGAACCTCAGTCTCGTCAACTGTTTCGCTATCTTGATTACCTTTCTCTCCGAGTTTTCTTTCAAGTTCTCCATACGCTCTTTCTAGTTCTTCTGCATTTTTATATTTACCTGCTAGAAGTGTTTCTTGTTGAGCTTCTAACTGTTCACCAACCTGTAGAGACTCTTGCTCATCAGGTGTTAAACTATTCTCCGTGGTAACTGTATCGCTACCAGGATCATAGGTCATTGTTTCTGCCATTACTATTCTGTAGGTGGTTGTTCTTCTTCTTGAGGTGGTTGATTAGCAGCATCAACGAATGCATTCTTAGAGGGATCTACCATTGGTGCCCCTGCTAATTGACCAGCTTGATCAGTTAATGATTGCATCATCTGCGCTTGCTGAGCTTGTTGCATTTCTTGTGCCATCTCTTCTTCAGTCTTAACTAGATTTAATATATCAATACCTTGTGCAGCTGCTAAACGTTTGATAGCTTCAGATGCGTTAAGGAATTTCATTAATGCTTCTGGACCAAGTGTCTGTGCAATTGTTCCAATGAAAGCAGTTAGACTTTCTCTATCTTGTCCTCTTCCAAGTGCATTAACACCAGCTACTATTGTAGGTCGTGCTAAATCTTTAGGTAAAGTAGGGATCTGTTTACTACGTTGTAAGACTAAGAGAGTTCTATTCAAATAAGGTATTAAAAATTCAACTGTAAGTAAACTGAATAGTCCTCCCAGCTGTTGTTCTAATTCCATTTGAGTGAGGCGTACCTCTTCCGCAGTAGTACGTTCTGATTGACGAACGTTCAGCTGCATGAATGCTTCTCCTATTCTACGCTCTAATTGTTGAGCCATCTGTGAAGCGGTAGAGAAATCAGCAGTTTTACCTACTTGAATTACTGCTACATCTTCTGGACGTCCTTGAACTATAGCACCGTTTCCAGCATCGGCTATAGTCTTCGGTTTTGTAGTGGATGATGGTGATACAAGGAACACTACCTTAGCAGCCGCTGCAGAGCCTTCTACGAGTGCCTGAGAGAGTCCCTCAAGGGATCTCAAGTCACCGATAAACTCTTCAACACGTCCTCTACCATAATCCTCACCGTCTACCGTGTTAAATCGGAGTGGTAACCATGGACTTGCATTCTTTGGTGCTGTGCTACGGCTGTCAGGTATGATTAAATCATCAACTTCCTGATACCAGACCCAGCGTCCACTCTTGCTTTCCAACATGACACGGGTGTATACCTCTACGTCATCTCCATTTGATCCTTGTCCTTCATCATTAGCTGAATCGGGTTTTGGTTTAGGCAGATCAAGACCTAATACCTGTCTACTTATCAGTTCCTTTGTAACTATTTCTAGGACGTTACCATTTCCATCTCTACGAACGACAAATCTATTGAGTGGGAAGTTTTTTAAACCATCCTTACCCATAAAGATCAAAGCATTACCACCTACAATGAGATGTTTAAGTGCTTGGTGTACTACCACTCTGTCACTAGAAGCTGCAATATAATCCATCACCATTTTCTCCATCTTGGAGAATGATAGATCTAATTCGCTCCTAATTTGACGTGGTAAATCTTCACCAAGTTTATCATCTCTTACTTGTATCTTAAAGAATGTAGTCTGAGGTGGGAGTAACGCTAACATTAATTTAGCTGCTAACGTTACTACCGCCTTAGCCCCGACACTTTGCCAGGGTTGAGTCAGTCTTCTATGATTATACTTTGAAGATAAATCGTCTGATATTAAATACGGTAACGTGAGTTCAGAACATTCAACTGCAGTGTCCAGAAACTGAGAACGGTCTGTAGCTAATTTGTTGTAACACTCACGAGCGTTCATCGATTGAGTCCTCCAGATGGTCCACTTGCTCCTACATTAACGTCCGACTTAAGTGGGATCTTTAATGCTTGTGTGCCTTTAGACTGTGCATTCTGAGTCTTATTACTTTGCGCTTGCTTAACCTTTGGATTAATATCTGTTTCTACAGGTGTAGGTTCAGGTAAAGGTTTAGTTGGTGGCAATGGTGGTGGCGGAGCTGGTGGTAGTGGTGGTGGTGGCGGTGCGGGTGCTGACCCTCCTCCGAAACACATTAGATTTCTTCCTCCATAATGTTATTAATATATTCAACCACGCTGGCTTGTCCAGCCCTGTACATGATTGATTCGATTGATTCTTTAGGATGGACAGGGCTCCAACCAAAGTTCTCCTCAAGTCTAGTTAAAAGCTTATCTAAACGTTCGTTATGTAGCTTAAGAGTATTGAGGGAGATTTGTGTTTGCATGTTCAAAAAAGGCGGGTACTCTAGCTCGCTGTGTCTCAGAAAATTCGGGTGCTTTACCCTCATACATTAACCGATCACTAGCATCAAGCCAAAATTTTTTGTCTAAATATCTATCGTAGGTATTTATACCTAGGGGTTGCATTATCCAGTTAATAGTGGCTTTCCTAAGACGATCCAGGCTAGGAGAAGGAGAAAGATCCAACTCTGTACATACAAGACTATTACATCCGACATGTACCTGTTCGTCTCTCGAGATATCCATAGAAACCGTTCTAAGAGCAGCATCCCCATTAAACCGAAAGAAAGGGAGTAGAACAAAGAAGATAGCTCGTTCTGCGACAAGTGCTTTAAGA